ATAAAACAAGGTAGTATACCGTCAGGGATTAAGCTGGATAAAAATTATAGCCAGCAAACCCCTAAGAAGACGAGTATTGTTCCTAGTCCCTTGTATGGTATTTTTAAAAATTATAAGCAACCTTCCAATTTGAGTAAATATGGTCCGCACACCGTTAAAGATGTGGCTAAAAAATCATTTGCCCAAATAGAGAATGTTCCCAATGAATTGTTACAGTTTAGTAAAGATTATCTGCATTCTATTATACCACCCTTTGGAACTTTAAACGAGCGCGAAATCGTTAAAGGTTTTGATAGTGTGGCAGGAATAGATATGACAACATCTACAGGAATATTTTGTATGAAAGATCGGAGAGATTATATTGATAAAGAAAACGGTTGTTTTACGCCATTGTTACATAAAGAAATAGAGTTAATTCAGAAAAACATCATAGAAGATGAAGAAGTGAATTTGGATTTGTGGATAGCGAAAGAGACCCTCAAAGATGAAGTTAGAGCAATTTCGAAAGATGGAGAACCAAGATCATTTAGGGTCTTACGTTTTCCAATTAACATTATATGTAAAAAGTATACAGGAGAGATGGTTAATAACTTGATTAAAACACGATTTTCACATGGTATAATGGTTGGAATTAACCCTTATACCGAGTGGGAAAAATTACATGATTTATTGAATTGGAATAGCAAAGGAATAATTGCAGCAGATATTAAGAAGTATGATGGTAATATGTTAGCCCAAGTACAATATTTGGTGAGAGATGTGCTAGTTGAGAAATTAAGCGCGTCTCAAACTGAGAAGAATATTTTAAATACCATTTTATCAAGTTTTATAATGAATAGTTTGGTACATAAGTGCTATACTGCAATGTGGTATAAGCAATGTATTCCAGAAGGTACACTAAAGAGTATGGATGAACATATTTTTGATGCTGTTTATGGCGATGATAAAGTATGTTCAGTGAGAAAGCATGAGGATAAGCTCAATGCTTTAACAATGCGAGATTTTTTCCGTCAGATTGGTCTGGATTTATCAACTGCTGATAAAAAAGAAATAACACAACCCTTTGATATTAAAGATGAAATTAATTTTTTAAAAAGAAAATTTACATACCATCCTCAACTAGGAAAGATTATGCCTGAGTTGGTTGAAGATACATTGTTATCAATG